ACCGAGGTCACCTACGCGGTGGACCCGATCCGCGCCGAGATCCGCGTGAGCGGCGGCACCGTCCCGGCCGAAGCGACGGCGCAGATCTACACGTCGCTGCTGTCGCACGAGTTTGGTCGCGAGGCTTTCACCGTCCGCCGCGAAACCGAACCCGCCGTCGCGGCGGCCGCCGCGTGACCACATCACTTCCACTCGTCCGCCTCGGCCAAGGCGCGTTCACCCGCGACATCTGGCCTGAGGACATCGATCCCACTTTCTGCAATCACGGAGATTCCATGCCCACAACCGCAACCGCAACCCCCCACACCCTCATGAACCAGATCAGCAAGGGCCGCAAGGCCCGCCCCCGCCGCGTGATGCTGTACGGCACGCACGGCATCGGCAAGAGCACCTTCGGCGCGATGGCCGAGAAGCCTATTTTCGTTCCGACCGAGGACGGCCTGGCCGACATCGATTGCGAGTCGTTCCCGCTGGCCCGCAGCCTCGGCGAGGTGATGGGGGCGCTCGAATCGCTCTACTCGGGCGAGCATGACTACCGCACGGTCGTCATCGACAGCCTGGACTGGCTCGAGCGCCTGATCTGGGGCGAGGTCTGCGCCGACGAGAGCGTCGAGAACATCGAAAAGATCGGCTATGCGAAGGGATTTGCCTTCGCCGTCGACAAGTGGCGGATGGTACTCGGCGCGCTCGATGCGCTCCGCAGCGATCGCGGCATGACGGTCGTGCTTATCGCCCACGCCAAGATCGAGAAGTTCGAGAACCCCGAGACCGTGCCGTACGACCGCTACTCGCCGCGTCTGCACAAGCTCGCGTCGGCGCTGGTGCAGGAGTGGGCCGACGAGGTGCTCTTCGCCACGTACAAGGTCCACACGATCAAGGTCGACGAGGGCTTCAACAAGGCCAAGCACAACGGCGTGAGCACGGGCGAGCGGATCATCCGCACCGTCGAGCGTCCGGCGCACGTCGCCAAGAACCGCTTGGGTCTGCCCGAAGAGATCCCGCTGGACTACCGCGTCTTCGCGGCGCTCGTTCGTGGCGAGGACCCCTCCGCTGCCGTCGCCACGCCTGCCCCCACCACTGACACCAGCGCGGCCTGAGCGCCGCTGCCGCTGTCCATCCCTCACACGTTCATCACCAATCGCAAAGGAACTGACTCATGGCCACTCTGAACAACTTTGATGCAAACCAGGTTGATCCGTCCGTCGCGCTCGACCCGCTCCCCGCGGGCAAGTACCTCGCCGTCGTCACCGAGTCGGAGCTCAAGCCGACCAAGACCGGGGGCGGCAAATACCTCCAGCTGACCTTCCAGATCATCGACGGCGAGTTCAAGGGCCGTCAGGTCTGGGCACGCCTCAACCTCGAGAACAAGAGCGAGATGACGGTTAAGATCGCCCGCGGCGAGCTCTCGGCCATCTGCCGCGCCATCGGCGTGATGCAGCCGAAGGACTCGGTCGAGCTCCACAACGTCCCCCTGGAGATCAACGTCGGGCTGAAGAAACGCGACGACAACGGCGAGTTCACCAACGTCATCAAGGGCTACGCCAAGAAGGGCGGCGGCGGTTCGCCGGTGAGCGCCCGCGCTCCCGTCGGCGTCGGCCCGGGGAGCTTGGGGGGGACGCCGCCCTGGAAACGCTGAGTCCATCTGGTCGCGTCCTCGAGCTCCCGTACCCGCCCAGTGTGAACCACATCTGGCGACGGGTGGGCTCCAGGACCGTGCTGAGCCGCGAGGGGCGGCGCTACCGCGCAAGCGTGTGCGCCGCCCTCGCGGGGATGCGGGTGGTGCGGATGGACGGGCGTTTAGCGGTGCGCATCACCGTCTGCCCGCCCGACAACCGCCGGCGCGATCTGGACAACGTGCAGAAGGCGCTGCTCGATGCGATCGCCAAGGGCGGGGCGTACCGAGATGACTCGCAGATCGATCGGTTGATTGTCGAGCGTGGCCCGGTGACGCCGGGCGGCAAAGTGCTGGTGGAACTCACAGAGATCAAGCCATGACCGTCCCGTGTCCACTCTGCGGCAGTACCAATCGACGCTTCGGTTTCTGCTGTGCGCCATGCCATGCACGCTACATGGCGGAGCAGCGCAAGAAGTGGAGCGCGCCGGCAACGGGCGTGAATCAGCCCGAGCGCGTCGGATCATGTTCGCCGAGCACCGAGGCTCTTGCATCGTCATTTTCTCGGCCAGGGCGACCCGATCCATGCTGGGCTTCCGATGAACAGATCGGATTGTGGTCGGTCTGCGTGCGAGCGCTCGAGGAGGCTTGCTGATGCAGCTTCGCACCTACCAATCCGAAGCGATCGCCGCGGTCTACGAGCACCTGCGGACCCGGGACGACAACCCGTGCGTGGTGCTGCCGACGGGGTGCCACGCGCAAGGGCACCCGATCCTCATGTTCGATGGCAGCCTCCGGCCCGTAGAGAACGTCGCTGTCGGGGACGTGCTCATGGGGCCGGACAGCACGCCCCGGCGGGTGCTTGCGCTTTGCCGTGGCGAGGACGATCTGTACCGCGTCACGCCGGTGAAGGGCGAGCCGTTCGTCGTTAACGGCGACCACATGCTTTCTCTGGTGTGCACGAACGAAGGAAAAGGCAACTTTCCATGCCAGAGACGCGGCGGCGAAATCGAGCAGGTCGCCGTGCGCGAGTTTCTCGCCAAGCCGCACAGTTGGCGGCACCTCCGCAAGCTGTACCGAGTCGGGGTCGAGTTCTCACAACCCCGTGACCTGCCGATCCCACCGTACATCCTCGGGCTCCTTCTCGGCGATGGCTGCGTCCGGGATGGGGTTCACCTGACGACAATGGACCCCGAGATTGCAGATGCGTGGGGCACGTACGCCGCGTCGATCGGCTGCGATGTATCTGTCAAAGCGCAAGGGGGCAGGTGCCCAACCTACACACTTACGGGCAATCGCGGTCGCGCAAATGTCGTCACCGAATCCCTGTCGGCGTTCGGATTGAGCGGCACCGACTCGGGAACCAAGTTCGTTCCTCGCGAATACCTGGTGGCGAGCCGTGAACAGCGGCTCCATCTGCTCGCGGGCCTTCTTGATACCGACGGGAGTTTGTGCCGTACGGGTTTCGACTACATCACCAAGTCGGTCATGCTGGCTTCCGACGTCGTGTTCCTTGCGAGAAGCCTCGGGCTCGCGGCATACTGCGTGCAGAAGTTTTCCTATTGTCAAACTGGCAACGGGGGCTGGTACTACCGAATCTCGGTCTCCGGAGACACCGATCGCGTGCCGTGCCGGTTGCCCCGCAAGCGGGCTCGCGACCGTCGCCAGAAGAAGTCCGTGCTGCGGACCGGCTTCTCGGTTACGAGCGCGGGCCACGGCCCGTTCTACGGTTTCACTCTCGATGCAGATCATCTCTACGTCGACGGGCATTTCGTGGTCCACCACAACAGCGGCAAGACGCCTCTGATCGCGACGATCTGCCGCGACGCGGTCACGCGCTGGAACGGACGAGTCGTCATCCTCGCCCACGTCAAGGAACTCCTCGAGCAGACCGCCGAGAAGCTTCGGCTCATCGCGCCCGACCTGCCCGTGGGCATCTACTCAGCGGGCCTCAAGCGCAAGGACCTCGGCTACAGCGCCACCGTCGCGGGCATCCAGAGCATCTGGAAGAAGGCCTGCGACCTCGGCCCCGTCGATCTGATCATCGTCGATGAGGCCCACATGGTCCCCGCCGAGGACGACGGCATGTACCGGCAGTTCATCGCTGACGCGAAGGTGGTGAACCCCAACGTCCGCGTCATCGGGCTGACAGCCACGCCGTACCGCCTGAAGTCCGGCGCGATCTGCGCCCCCGCCCCCCACAACATCCTCAACCACGTCTGCTACGAGGTCGGCGTCCGCGAGCTGATCGTGCAGGGATTCCTGTCGCCGCTCAAGACCAAGGCGGGCCTGCAGAAGATCAGCACCGACGACCTGCACGTCCGCGCCGGCGAGTTCGTCGCCAGCGAGGTCGAGGACCTCATGGACAAGGAGGGGCTCGTTGAGGGCGCGTCCGCCGAGATCGCCCAGCACACCAAGGACCGC